TTTATCCGGCTGGCACCCGTGTAGAACTTGTCCAGATGGACGACGCACAGGCCCCTCCAGTTGGCACACGTGGCACTGTCATCGGTGTCGACGATACCGGCAGTATCATGGTGGATTGGGATAACGGATCTGGACTCAACATAATCTACGGTGTAGATCGCTGTAAGGAGGTCTCAAATGAATAATCGATACTTCGTAATATTTAAATGTCGTGAAAAAATGAGGATCAAAACATACGAATTCAAAACACGTAGCGATGCATTAAATTATTTTCGTTTGTTTTATGAACCAGATTCAGAAGCTCTCTACTATTCCATTAGTGTGTCTGAATTTGACGCACATCAAAAGGTAGAACGTCTACTTGCTCTGCTAACTTTTGTAGAAAAAAGTATTAATGGTGACACCGTTAGAAAAGACTGGAGAAATTGGAATATAGGAAGAGTAACTATTTATGAAACACATGAATTTGATGGGGACAGCATCACACAAGGAATCATCACTGAAATTTATTCCGATCATGCAATATTAACTGCTGATGATATGCATCTCTGGATTGATGATGACACACAATTTATGTTTCGATAATTTAACAGAGAAAGGAAACACTATATATGACGAGCTTTGATAAATTGGCTGATTATGATATTAGTCGCATAAAACTTTTAACTGATTTCTCTTACGATGATGCTTTAATCGGAGTCACAGAGGACAGTCGTGCCATCTATGATTACGATAAAATGGTTAAATGGCTCATTGAAGAAGAAGGCTTTGAAGAAACAGATGCTGAGGAATGGATCAATTATAACACGATACGCGCACTTGACTATGCAGGATCTGATTCTCCAATTATTATGCATGCACTTGCATAAATTGCATCAAATCGCTTAAGAAAGGAACCATGTATATGAATTATAAAATACTTGAATCTCATATATCAGAGTCAGAGATAAAATATTATGAAGATATTAATCCTGGATGGACGGTTAAAACAACCAACTGTTTATTAGTCACATTTGAAGACGGTACATCCACGACTTATATTATCTTCGAAGGTCCTTGGACCAAGGCTAATATGTGCAGAAATTGTGGATCATACTATGAAATTTCAATAGGCAATAAGATCCTAAAAATTCCTCACCTTGATGACTAGCACTTCTCCTATATATACAGTTTTCTCTCGGAATATTTGTGTACTATATGTCTCAAATTGACTTGCTATTATGTGCTTTTAGAGTGATATATAGTACTACCGAAAGGGAAAACACATTTTTAGGAGGAACCTACCATGAAAGAAATCAGAACATTTGAAGCAGCCATCGAGCAGAGTGCCACAAGCCTTGAAGAACTCGGCATTAACGCAACCTTATTCTGGGCATACAGAACCAGCAAGGAAACCGGAAACGAGCTTATCGACTTCAACGAGGTCATTTGGGATTACGACATTGAAGAAATTGCTCAGACCTTGAGGGCCAACGGCATCACCGAATTTACCATCAGCTCCACCTTTTCAAGCCTCATCGAAACCCTTGCAGCCTTCGAAAAGCAAGGAATCAGTATGGCAGGCCTTACCACAGTAAAGGCACGCTACACGGATTGGAAGACCGGCGAACACGCCCTTATCCCTGCAATCAAGATGACGGTAAAGGAGGCATAAACCATGTGGAAAGAAGGAACAATCGGTATTCCAAAGAAAAACGGCGGATACAAAAGCGTAAAATACTGGGTGAAATACTTTGATGAACCAAGTGAAGATTACGGTATCAACGGTGGTAAGATTTCAAAACTCAGCCTGAAGATGGATGGTGAGTGGATTGCCAACTACGACAGAGGCTGGGACATTGAGCCCACATGTGAAGAAGCCAAACTTGCACTTAGCATCCTGCTGAACAAATTAAACTAAACCACCTGAAGAAAATATCAGGCAGGACGGTCCCAGATGGGGCTGTTCCTCGTTATAGACGTCGCCACCAGGCGGCTATTTTTATTTCTGCGAAAGGAGGCGCATACATTTGCGTAAACTTGAAAACTACACACCGACACGCTTTATGGCTGCGGACTCCACCTACAATAAACAGATGGCAGATTACGCAGTCAATTTTATTGAATGCCTCTGCCACACCAAAGGCACATGGGCCGGTAAGCCCTTTGAGCTTATCGACTGGCAGGAACAGATTATAAGGGATATCTTTGGCACTTTGAAGCCAAACGGTTATCGACAGTTTAACACTGCCTATGTGGAAATTCCTAAGAAAATGGGAAAATCAGAGCTTGCTGCTGCCGTTGCCCTACTCCTTACCTGCGGTGATGGCGAAGAACGTGCAGAGGTGTATGGCTGTGCAGCTGACCGCCAACAGGCAACCATCGTATTTGATGTTGCTGCCGATATGGTGCGTATGTGTCATGCACTGAACCGACGAGTAAAAATTCTTGCTTCCCAGAAGCGTATTGTCTACCAACCGACCAATAGCTTCTATCAGGTATTATCCGCTGAGGCTTACTCAAAGCATGGTTTTAACATTCACGGCGTCGTATTCGACGAGCTACATACTCAGCCCAACCGAAAGCTCTTTGATGTTATGACCAAGGGCTCCGGCGACGCCAGAATGCAGCCGCTTTACTTTCTTATCACTACCGCCGGAACAGATACCAACAGCATCTGCTATGAAACGCACCAGAAAGCCAAGGACATCTTGGAAGGTAGAAAGATAGATCCAACCTTCTATCCTGTCATCTATGGTGCCGATGAAGCCGATGACTGGACCAACCCGGAGGTCTGGAAGAAAGCCAACCCTTCTCTTGGCATCACAGTCGGTATTGATAAGGTCAAAGCTGCCTGTGAATCTGCAAAACAGAATCCCGGCGAAGAAAATTCCTTCAGACAGCTAAGGCTTAACCAGTGGGTCAAGCAGGCAGTCCGTTGGATGCCAATGGAAAAATGGGATGCCTGCTCTTTCAAAGTTGATGAAAAATCCTTAGAGGGCCGTGTCTGCTATGGTGGTCTGGATCTTTCTTCCACCACAGATATTACAGCTTTCGTGCTAGTATTTCCTCCGTTAGATGAGGATGATAAGTTCTGCATCCTACCGTACTTCTGGATACCGGAAGATACGCTGGACCTTCGAGTAAGGCGAGACCATGTCCCTTACGACGTTTGGGAACGTCAAGGCTTTCTGGAAACTACGGAAGGAAACGTTGTCCACTACGGGTACATTGAAAAATTCATCGAACGTCTTGGTGAACGATTCAATATCCGAGAAATCGCCTTTGACCGCTGGGGAGCTGTTCAGATGGTACAGAACTTAGAAGGCATGGGCTTTACTGTTGTTCCGTTTGGTCAGGGATTTAAGGATATGTCCCCACCGACAAAAGAACTTATGAAGCTAACGCTGGAGCAAAAGCTGGCTCACGGCGGTCATCCGGTACTTCGCTGGATGATGGATAACATCTATATCCGTACTGATCCAGCAGGAAACATCAAGGCGGATAAGGAAAAGTCAACAGAAAAGATAGACGGTGCTGTTGCCACCATCATGGGCCTCGACCGTGCGATCCGCTGTGGAAACAATACAGGTGCTTCTGTTTACGATGAAAGAGGAATTTTGTTCATATAAAAAATGGAGCTCTTGTTTTTATGCAAAAGCTCCATTCATAGTTATTTATTCGAATTTATAATTCCTTCGATGTCACGGCCACCGTAGAATATTCGTGCTACTGTAACTGCCCTTTCCTCATCATCAACCAGATAATACACGATAAAGTTGTCAACCGGAAGCTGATGCATTTTCATTGAATGCCAAGGCTCCCATTCAACTAACGCATAACGGGCTGGCATGAAATCCAATGAACGAACCTCTTTTCTGATGCGACCCAGCTGAGCAGTAGCAGTTTCCGGAACAAGGAGTTCATTCGCAATGTACGAATAGATTTCACGTAAATCGTCAAGTGCATCTACAGAATAGCCGACCTTGTAGCTATCCATCATATGCCAAACTCCTTTGCAAGTGCCGCATCGACTTCATCTGCAGAATATACCTTTCCTGCTTTGATGGAATCAACACCCTTCTGAAGTTCTGCATCAAGCTGTTCTCTGGTCATTGCACCAACAGCTAATGGTTTAGAAGAAGGAAGTTTCAATTCAAATGGCATTCCCTTTTTCAGTACAATCTGGCTATAAAGCATCTGAATTGCACTGGATGGAGAAATGCCAAGCTGAGAAAGAATGCTCTCAGCATTATCCTTGAGATTGGTATCTATTCTTGCATAAACAGCGGATGTATTTGCCATA